TCTGTTCTCCGGGGGCCTGCGAGGTGGGCGCACGATGTCAGGCGGCGCGCTGGTGCGCAAGCCAGACGACCAGCGGCGTATCGCCTTTGCTCGAATTGCAGCTACCGCACGCGGGCACGAGATTGCTGATGTCGTTCGATCCGCCGGCAGCAAGGGGCACGACATGATCGACCGTTGTCGCTCGGCGGTCGCAGTAGACGCACAGGCCAGAATACGAAGCGAAGAGTGCTTCGAGTTGAGCCGACGTATGCGAACCAGGTGCGGCTGCTTCGCGCGCTCGGCGGCGGGCCGTATAGACGGCGACCTTCAGTGGGTTTGCGCGTGACCAAGCGCGCACGTAGGCGGTGATTCGCTTGCGGTTCTTTCTGCCGCTCTTCGCCTGCAGTTCTCTGACTCGATCGGGGTGGGCCGCATTCCATGCCCGATCTCTGGCGCGCTTCGCTTCTGGGTGGCGCTTGGCGCTTTCTGCCTTCAGCTGCTTGGCGCGCGCCGGATTCTTCTTTTTCCACTCGCGCATGTAGAGGCGCTGGCACTCACGACAGCGTGGGCAACGCCTCGCGAGCAATTCGACACCGCAAAAACAGAAACGCCGCACGCCCGAAGTCTAGAGCGTGCGGCGTCGATTGACCAGCGAGCGAGAACTAAATCCCGACTCCGGTCGATATGCTCAAGGGGTAGTAGGCCACCACGCCAGCGCACCGCGCGTGGCAGGCGACCTCCCACTCGAGGCCTTCGCGCTCGGGCGGGAACTGCTCGAACTCCTGCGGCACGATCAGCTCGAGCGCCTCGGGGTCTCGGCGGTAGCAGACCATCACGTCGAGGCCGCCCGCGCCCACGCCGGCGAGCTTCTGCCAGACGTCGACCTGCTTCACGTACTGCGAGGTGCGCAGGAAATACTCGAGGATCGTCACGCCGGGGAAGGTGGCCGACATGGGCACGGTGGCGATCAGCTGGTACTGCGCCAGCGGCATCAGCAGCGTGTCGGGGATCTCGTTCTCGTTCGTGTCGCTGACGATCTTGTTCTCGATGCCGTTGAGGTCAGCGAGAATCTGCAGCGGGGTCTTCGTGGTCCAGGCGGTTCCGGCGCCAGCGTCGGGCACGGTGAAGCTGCCCGCGTTGGGGATGTTCGACAGCCCCATGGTGTTGGTCTTGCCGTCGCCAGCGAAGCCCATCTGGTCGATCACCACTTCGATCGCCCGGCGCGCGGCGCCGGCCTTCTTGCCGTCGAGATCGAGGCCGACCTTCGCCGCCTTGCGGATCTCGTTGATGTTGTAGCCGTAGCTCGAGCCGATCGGCTTGACCTTCACCGAGAACTCTTGCCCCTTGATGTCGGCCCGCGGCAGGTCGTCGCTGTAGCTCGCGAGCAGCTTGGCGACGGCGAACTGGCTGAACGCGCGGAACGTGTAGACGTCGCTCGCGTTGTCGACCTGGTTGTTGACCGGAACGTACCGGCGCGCCTTGAGGGGCGGGAACTTCTGATCGTACGTCTTGGTCGCAATGAACTCGAGCTGACGAGCGAAGAACGCCGACTCGGTTGCGTCGAGGGTGCTGCGGTTCAGAAGAGTCGTCACGGTTCGTTACCTCGGTGCAGCGTTGTGGGTGTTCGGTCAGCTCGGGTTCACTGCAGCTCGGCTCAGATGTTCTTCGCCACGTCGTAGGCGACCATGTCGACGTCGACGAGCACCAGGCCGGCGTCGGCCCGGGTGGTGCGCCAGATGATGCCGAGCACTTCCTCGGCCTTGCCGCCGTCGGTGTCGCTGCGCAGGTTGCCGGCCAGGTTGGCGCCGTTGTCGGTGTAGCGGGCGAACGCGGCCAGGCCCTCGGTCGAGAGGTCTTCCGTGTTTACGTACATCTGCCCGCGCCGCATGATGTTCATCTGCGCGTCAGGCTTCAGGCCCGTGGTGCCGAGGGTGCCGTTGGGCCCGTTCTCGTAGTCGTGCGAGTGCACAACCACGCCGTAGGCGCGAAAGCCGGTCAGCTTGGGCACGGTCACGCTCGCGATCGAACTCGAGGGGGTGATGTCGTCGCTGGCCTTGCGAATGACGCACGCGCCGAAGGGAATCTCGAGCGACGTCTCGCCGTTGCGCGCGGCAACGATGTGCTTGCCGTCGTCGAGCATGGCCAGCATGCCCGCGTAAGCCGCGAGCTGCTCGGTGTAGCTGGTGAGGCCAAGGCTGGGTGCGGTCATGGTTCAGTGCTCCAGGGGCTGCGAGAAATGGTGAGGGTTGAAGGTTCGGTGCGGCTTACGACTTGGCGATGACTCGGCCGATCGGGGCCTTCCAGGCGTTGCGAGCCTCTTCAGCGCTGCGCTCGCGCGCGGCGTCGACGTCGAGGCGCACCACGTCGGCGTCATCGGCGTCAGCGTGCTGTTCTTCGTTGGCCAGGCGCACCTTGCGCAGATCCTCGGTGCTGTCGGTCTTCGCCGCCTCGATGGCGATGTCGAAGCGCGCGGCGACGTACTGGTCACCCTTCGCCGAGAGGTCGAGCTTGGGCTCGAGTTTGGTCAACACCTTGGCCTGCACCTCGCGGTCGCTCAGCCCGTCGAGCTTCACCGACTTGCCCAGCAGCTGGCGGGCGCTCGCCTCGAGCCCCATGCGCGCAGCGATCTCGGTGCGAATGCGCTTGGGCGCCTCGAGGGCGTCGGCCTTCAGCTTCGCCACCTCGGCCTCGGCGGCATCGGCGCGGGCTTCGTGCTTTGCGGCCTGGTCGGCGGCGTCTTTCTTTGCGGTGGCGATCTGGCCCACCGCAGTGTCGCGCTGGGCGACGATCTTCTCGACCACCTCGGCCACCTGGTCAGTGCAGCCCTCGTAGCTGATGCCGTCGAATCGAATCGTCTTCAGGGTCACAGCCATTTCGTTTTGCTCCTGGTTGAGGGCGCTGCCGCCCGGATCCGATATCATCACCGCGTCGCGGGCGTCCATTCGAACGCGCACGCCCTCGCCCGCGCGCCCGTGCTTCACCAAAGCGACGTGGTTGCCTCTGATGTTCTTCTGAACGGCGTCATAGCGCTCGCCGTTCCAGACGCCAGCCTCGAGCTCGACGTCGCACGTATAGCCGCAGCTCACCTCGCCGGAGTCGCCCCGCTCCATCTTGGCGATCAGCGCCGCGTCGGTGACGAGCATCGACCCGCGCATCAGGTTGCCGTCTTGCTTCAGGTTCTCGCTCACCGAGCCGCGGGTGTACTCGCGCGCGTTGTCGGCGGTGATGTTGGTCGGTGGGTGGTCGTCTGTCACCGGGGCCAGTGCAAACGATTTCACCGACTCGGCGTCAAACACCTCGCGGGGGTGGCGCAGTTCTCGGCGCACTGTGCCGTCTGGGTTCATGTAGCGAAAGATGCCGGCCCGGGTGAAGTACCCATCGGCGCGCAGGAAGCCGGCGGCGGTGCGCTGTGGCTTCTCGAGCGCTCCAAAGTCAGACCGGGTGACGCCCTTTTCGATGCTCACGAGGGCAAGCTATCGTCACCGCGTAGAAAAGATCCAGCCCGTTCATTCGAGGGCGTCGAGCACAGCCTCGAGGTCAGGATCGGCAAAGCACCTGCAGTTCACGGCTTGGCCAGGGTGCCCCTCGGTCGGATCGCCCTCGCTCCATTCGAATGTCTCGCCCTCGAGGGCCGCATGCTCTTCTCTCACGCGCTCGTCGTTCATGGTTCGCCACACGTAAGAGGTGATCCCAAGCTCCGTCTGTCGCACCCTGGCCAGTTCGCCGAAGAACTTGCCGACCTGATCGCGGGCCACCAGCTGCGCGCTCGACTCGGCCACGTTGAAGCGCTCTTCGATGTCGACGGCGAGCGATTCCCACCGGCGCCCTTCGCTCACCCCCTCGATCACGAGCTGCTCGACTTGCGCGAAGTACCTCGAGGGGATCGACTTGATCAGCCGCACGTTCTCGGTGGTGTAGCGCTCGAGGCGGGGCCCAAGCTTCGCGTCGCGAATCGGCACCTCGACGCCCACCGCCGCGCGCAGCTGGCGCTGCAGCTGGCGCTTCTGGAAGTCGGCGGTGGCATTGCCGGCGGCGCGCGCGATGCTGCCCATGTCTCGGAAGTTGGCGAAGAAGTGCTGCTGCGCCGCCTCGACGGCGGCCTGCGCCTGGTGGGTTTCGCCGGCGTCGTGTCGCTGGTCGGTGCGCGCCTTTTCGGCCTGCACCCGCTCGAGCAGCCGGGGCAACAGTGGCCACAGCGCCGACTGCACCGCGCGTTTCATCGGGGCGAGCGCGTACTTCAGATCGATGAAGTATGAGCCGCGAATCAGGTCTGGCTGCTGCTGCCGGGGCAGTCGCTTGCGCGGGGTGCGGCGGCCGACCAGGCGAGCGGTCGCGCGCTGGTGCAGCACTGCGTTGATCGCTTGGACGTTCACGTCAGACTTTCTTCGGTGGTGGCTTCATGCCGCCCGGCTTGCCGCCTGGCATCACCTTCGGCTGTTGCTTCATCGCCTCGAGCTGCGCGGCTTGGTCGTCGGCTTCTTTCTGATCCTGCTCGCCCTTCATCGTCATCGCCGCTTCGCGCACCTCATGGTTCAGGATGACGCGCGGGGAGAACTTGTCGCCACTCCAGTGCGATTGCGCCACCTCTTCGGGCATCAGCACGCCGCGGTCGATGTCGAGCGCATCGGCCTGGCTGGTCTTCAAACGAATATCGGCCTGCTCGACTTCGCTCGGCTCTTCGAGATCCGGCAGGCTGATGCTCCAGCCCTCGGGCTCGACTCCATCGGTGGCGCCGTTGGTGGCGTTGAGCTCGACTTCGGTGATGCGCTCGAGCGCAGGGAGAATCCGATCTTCTTGCAGGTTGGCGACGTTCTCGTTGTACCAGTCGCGATCAGCCTGGCCGGTGGCGTTGAGGCCCGCCGGCGCCTGGCCCATAAGCATCGTGACGGGCATGCCGGTTGCCGCGGCGAGACGGTTCGCCAGCCGGTCGAGCAGCTCGGGCAGGCCGGTGACCGAGGTTGACTTGCGCTCGAACTCTTCATCTTTGTCGATCACGATGGCGCGCAGCACCGAGCGGGCCATGTCCATCGCGGCAGCTCGCCGCTCGACGATCTTGTCGTCATCGGCTTGCAGCGTCTCGACCAAGTTCTTCATCTTGAAGACGGCCTGCGAGAAGTCTCCGATCAGCGCCGAGGCAGAGTCGTAGCCCACCGAGAAGTTTCTGATGTGGTTGACGCACGTATTGAGCACCGAGTCGCCCCACCCGATGTTCGCCTCGATCATGAACCTCGAGGTGCGAATTCCAGGGAAGAGCACCAGCCGCGACTCGTGAACGCGCTGCAGCGAGGTGCGAGGGTTCACGCCCTTCGACTTCGGGACCATCGTCCACAGCTGCACCTTGCCGTAGTTCTGTGCGAGCGGATCGCCGTAGTACCTGAAAGGCACCAACTCCATGGGTGTGAGCACCGTCAAGAAGCGCAGCTCTTCGAGGTAGCGGAGATCGAGCGGCCTCGAAAGCACGTTCGGGCTTCGACCTGGCGAGCGGTCGACCGTGCCCAGGAAGATCGCCGCGCCACCATAGGCGCGCTCATGCTGCGCGCCCTCGCGAATCGCTTGGCGAGTGCCGAGCGCCTTGTGGCGGGCCATGATCTTGTTTTCGATTTCCTTCGCCTGGTCAGTGTCTTCGGTGTTGCTGGTGGCGCCGGTGGGGTCAATGGGCAGCGGGGCCGCGTCAGTTCGAACTGTGAGGTGTGATGGTGGCCCGTCCGTCTGGGGGTTGCGCTGCACCAGGTCGGGCGGAATGTAGCCGGGCACCGAGGTCGCTCCGGGCGCGAGGATCGGCTGCATGTCCACCGGGCCGAGCTTCTCTTTTGGCTTCGGCTTCGCGCGCACATGCACACTGAAACCGCGGCGAAGAGCGTCGGCCGGAATCTTGTTGACGATGCGCTGCGCCATGTCGTCAGAGCGGCGCAGCATTTCGGCCTGCGGTTGGCGAAGAAAGTCGGTCAGCAGTTCGGCCTGCAGCCGCTTGTCCCGAAAGGCATCACCGAGGCCCGTGACCAGGTTCTTCCAGCCGCCATCGTGTCTCGAGTGTCGTGCCATGCGCGCAACCTACCAGCCGAAGTGACGCGCGGTCACCCGTGCAAGTTGGGCGGCAAGTCTCGAGAGAACTCCTCGAGGTAGAGCTTCTCGGCTGCGACAGCGGCGGCGGTCCATTTGCCGCGCACCTGGTCGTTGAGTTGATCCCACCGAGGCACGTCGCGCCCATCAAAAGTCTTCCATGGGTTGGGCCCCTCACCGTTGTAGGCGTCGAACATTCGGCGGGCGATCTTCTGGTAGGGCGCGGTCATGCGGCGAACTCTACCCGCTCAGAGTCGCGACAGGCCACGAATGCGCGCGAGGCGCCCGCCACTGTCGCCCACGCACCAGGCGTAGCCGCCGCTGGCTGAGTCGGCCTGGTCTTTCTTGCCCACCGGTAGCGAGACCAGCTCTTTGACGAAAGCCTCGTTCCAGGGGCCGCGCACCAGCCACACGCCGCCCGCCTTTGCGAGCGAGGCCAGCGTCAGCCACATCGCCTCTTTCGAGCCGGTCTTCTTGTCGCCCTCGACGTTCCAGCCGAACAACACCTTGCGCTGGTAGTTGACGATCGTCGCCTTGCCGCTCGAGCCGGGCTCTTGCTCGATCACGATGGGCACACCGCGCCCGTCTTCCTTCGCCTTCACCAGCACGAAGTCTTCGACGTCAGCGGGCTCGAGGCGAGCGCGCTCACAGTCGGCAATCACCAGTCGGTTGCTCTTCGTCTGCTCGTTGTGCTGAATCCCGAGCAGCGTGCCGGCCGACCACGCCGGATCTTTCTTTGGCTTGCCCGGTTGCTCGATCTCTTCGGTGCCGGCGAGATCCCAATACCGGAGCCAGAAGACGTCTCGCGGCTTGTCGTCGAGGTAGTGAAACCAGGCGCGCTGAAAGTAGCGGCCGCTGGGCACCGCCGACCAGTCGCCCTTCGCGTACCAGGCCAGTTCCACCGGGTCGAGCTTCGCCAGGTTGAGCATGTACTCGACGACGTTCAACGATGGGTTGTCTTCGGCGAACGCGGGCACGAAGTAGGCGCCCTGCGCGACGACGCCGAGAGTGTTCGCGATGTCGATCGCCTGGCTCGAGGGCTCCGAAGCGAAGTAGGGCGCCCCCTTCTTTTCGCCCTTGATCCATTCCGAATACAGCGTGTCGGTGCCGAGTTGCTTCGCGAAACGCACGAAGCGCTCCCACACCCAGTCGTGACCGATGCCGCCGGGGTTGGTAGCTGCGCGCGCGCGGGTGGGCACACCGCCGATCAACCCGCGCAAGCGCGAGAACATGAAAAGGTAATCGCTCTGCTCCCATTCGGTCAGCTCTTCGAAGCCGATGTACTGGAAGGCGGGCCCCTTCCATTTGCCGTGATCTCTCGCGCCGGCGAGATGCCCGAAGGTGATCGTCGCGGTGCTCGGGAAGCGAAAACACTTCGCGTCGCCATCCCAATGCGCGGGCGTGCCCTCGAACCATTTCGTCGCGCGGTCGAGGATCGCCCCTTCTTTGTAGAGGTCGACTTCTTGGCGGCGCATCAACAGCGCGGCGTAGCCGGGCCGGTCGATGTACTGCAGCGCGCCCATGAAGTCGACCTCTACAAAGAAGG